ACAAAAAACATCGATGTTTCGAGCCAATATAAAATCCCTAAAAACTATTTAATCGTTCGATTGAAGTAGGTGATAAATAATGCATGCTATACAACAAAACGAGTGGGGCCAAGTATCAGTTTTCACTTGGGCTGAATTATCACCTCACCAATGGGAATGTTTCAGACTTGCACTAATGGAAACAGAATCCGATCTATTGGTCAGTGGTGTTACCATCGCTACACCAGGTATTACAGAAAATGAAGTCATAACAGAGCTGCAGTATAAGGGAGTTTCAGTCTTACAAACACCTATCGTCTTTGAAATAGGTACAGAATTAATTACGAGTATCGTAGTGTCAACTCACGATTACTTAACTGATATCAAAAGTGTTCTTTGCTGTTTTAACATCGAATGATAGAGAGTTTCGGAATATTGAACAACAGCTAGAAATAGTTAGACGTAACTTGTTTATCGATACAGCGATTGAAACGTTACCTATTTATGAAAGAGATCTCGGAATCAAAACAAATGCGGCATTGAGTTACAAGCAACGGAGAGAGCAAATTGTAGCTCGAAATCAAGCCAGTTTCGATCAAACTACTGAACAAACAATTAAATCAATTGCAGCTGCCTATAGTAATGGTGATGTAGAAATATTAACAACTACTACGCCAGGGGTATATAAAATTAGATTCATAGGCAATAAAGGTATACCTGAAAATATCGATGGTTTAATGAAAGCAATTGATATTGTATTACCTGCACATCTACAGTTTGATTACTCATATTTGTTCAATGTTTGGGATTTCGTAAGCAATCGAACTTGGGATGATGTCAGTAGCTTGACTTGGGATCAAATTAAGATATGGGACGGTGAGTAAATGAAATATACACAGAATTTGAATTTAATAAAACCTGATGGCTTAGATAATGTTTTAATATCTGATATAAATGAAAACATGGATACTCTTGATAATGCACTTAAAGGTCTTCAGGAAAGTAAAGCTACTAATGCAGAATTGAAATTACTTGAACAATCAGTTACTGAACATTCGACACAAATGGCAACCACTGCAAAAGCAGGACATGTCATGTTAGTTAATAACTTTACAACAGGTGGAGCTGACAAGGCTGCCTCTGCTGAAACAGTTAAGCTCTTAAAACAGGAAACTGATAAAAAGGTTGAAATTAATAAATTTCAACCTAGTAGAATAATGAATAATTATGCTTCACAAATTTTCACAAAAGCTATGTATGTTGATTTTAACAACAACATTACATCAGAAGTCGCAGAAATATCTATACCGCCATCAGTTGCTTTTTCAGGCTCAATTGAATTAAATTTGACAAGTTCATTTTTTAATTCTGATGCTACAGGAACAGCCAAAATAATGATTCACCTTACATTGAGTGGTAATGGTGTTATTTCAACGCAGATAGTTGATATTATCACTATGACTCCACAATTTGCACAGAATTTTTATGTAGGTAAAGTTACATGGGTAGCAGGTAGTAATACTTATGTATTGAATATCTATAAAAGGCAATTTAAAAATCCTTTACAAATAGAAGCTACTTTTAGATGTTCAGGAGGATCTTTTTCACAGGCTAGTGTAGATGCAATAAAGACTTCGGTTTGGGATGTAGGTAGTGTTATTTCTACTACTGATTACCCTATTCAGCAGTCGATTTTTACATCTGTCAGTAACGGAAAAGCAACAGTCAATCAGGCGGTTACTGACATGGGTATTTATACAGCGCCTGACGCACCATTTGCGACGACTGCTACTAATATAAGAAATTTAAGTAATATCAAAGCTGGTACAGGTACTATCACAAATAACGGAAGCCAAACCTTCTTCAACGTAACTGGGCTATCATTTAAACCAAAAGCCTATATGTTCCGTACTAAGGGAGGCAATATACCAGGATCGTGGGGAGTTCATAACAGCACTTTTAGCGCATCCGAATTTGTCATTGTAATAAACCACAGTTCGTATGGTAATGTCTCTTCAGTATTTGATGGTGGATTTACCGTTGCAGCGGCTTATCCAAATGGTACAGGGCAATTTGATTGGTGGGCTATTAAATAAAGGAGTGGGACTATGCAAGTAGGAAACAGAGTTTATTACAATAAAGCATCAAGAAATATTTTATTTATCGCTGGGGAAATTCATAATTCAGATGTGCAACGAGATCCAGACGAAGTAGTAGAATTTATCGACATCGACTATGGGGCAATCGATTACACAAAAAATATGATTGTTGGTGTTGATGTCGAAAACAAAAAGGTAATTCTACAGCCGATTGAAAATGAACAAGAAAAACAAATACGTGAACTAGAGGATGCATTGTTAATACAAGCAGATGAAAAAAATGGAGGGATATTATAATGGTCAATCAAGTAGTAGTGAGAATCGCAGCTGAAAGAATTATGTCAGGTGGGCTTAATCCAAAGACAAATGCAGTCTATGTCATTGACGACATTACAAATGAGGATTACCGAGCCGCAGTTGAGGATTACATTTTAACGAATACAGAAGGAATCTAAACGCAGTCAGTGACTAGCGTTATTTTTTATGCCTTTCACGGTAATCGTGGAGGGCTTTTATATTGGGAAAAGGGAAGTGTTCAGATGGAAAAATGGATTGCTGTAGTAAGTGGAACAATAGGCACAATCATTTCATATTCGGTAGACGGTTTAGGAATGGCTGTTACTGTTTTAATTGGCTTTATGGCTATTGATTACCTTACTGGAATTATGAGTGGGGTCGTTAATCAAAACTTAAACAGTCGTACAGGCTTTAACGGTATTATTCGAAAGATTTATTACTTAATGCTAGTTGGTTCAGTTTACTTATTATCTGTTGTAATACCTGGCATCGAGTATGCAGGGGATGGGGCAGCCATTGCATTTTGTGTCCTTGAATTCATTTCAATTACAGAGAACGGTACTAAAATGGGCTTGCCGATGCCTGATTTTATTAAAAATATTTTAGCAATCGTAAAGGATAAAACAGGAGAGGGTGAAGTTAAATGACAAGCGTAACTCAAACATGCCGAGATTTAAGTGAATTAACTGCAGCTGCTCAAACAGCTTGTAGTCTGCTTTTTCAGGAATGTTTCAAAGCTGGCATTGTTGACATTTTTATCACAGAGACATTCCGCAGCCAATCACGCCAAAATTACTTATATGAGCAAGGTCGAACAAGACCAGGGCAAGTAGTAACCTGGACACGCAATAGTAATCATACATCACGTAGAGCTTGGGATGTTGCTGTGTCACCGCCACGAAACCTATATGATATTTCAACACTTTCAAAGGTGGGTGCGATTGCTAAGAAGTTAGGTATTGAATGGGGTGGATATTGGCCAGTAGGACAGTATGATGCACCTCATTTTGAAATTCCTACAACATGGAAAATGCCTGCAGGTTACAAATTAGAAGGACAAGTAATCGTGCCAACAAGCAGCGCTGTAAGAGTGCAGCTTATTGTAGAAGATAAACCACAACAATTAGAAAAGGATGATATTATGAAATTCACAAGCACAACCGCAAAAGCTGCAGTACGTGATTATATTCAACAAGCAGTCGGTAAAGGATTGATTGATAAATCTTGGTTGCAGAAATTCGATAATGAAACTATGACAAGTGGTGATTTTGAAGGATTGAAGATTATCATTGTTCAACGAAAATAATAAGAAATAGTTCGTTTTAGTACGGTACCCAAATATTTTCATTATAGTTTAGCTTAGTTTATAGTTAATGAGTTCGCTTTTACACTAGACAAATATGATTTTTTAACATATAGTTGGTATAATAAAATCGTTTTCAAGGGAACAATGAATTCACATATTACAAAGAGTAATCGTGTTTT